GCTGGTACCCTCAGGTCGTCATGACCTGGCTTGTCGTCATAGCGTAGTTCCTTTCGGGCCTCGTTTGGAGAGATTACTCCACCGTTGACCAGAGAGGCATAGTAAGCAGCCACGTCTTTTAATTCAGGCTGCAATGCTGATACGGTTGCAGTTACTGCTTCTACATCGTATCCAAAAAATCTTTCTACTGCACTAACATACCGATTTACGATAGGTAACACAGTTTCCAAGTAAAACAATCTCAAATTGGGTGCAATATTTGCATTGTTGCCACCGTCTAATAAGATTGGTGGAACACCCAAGCTCTTCAATATCTTGGTATCATGAGTTTTGATTGAGATATCAAAATCCATGTCTTTGAACGTGTCTGCAAACTCACCCCAGGGCTTCAATCCACTGTCTAAAATCATGGGACGTCGAGCACCGTTTTTGGGTGAGTACTGAGTTCTCCAGTTTTGGATAGTTCGTTCTTTGGCTTGCTGACTCAGAGTATTGTCACTGGTCAAGATCAGTCCCATCACAGCTCCGTTATCAAAGAACTGCTCTTGAAAGGTCTGCATCTTGTACAGTATCTTGATATTGCGGTCAGCTGACGCCAGACGGCTAGTGCCGCGATAGATGGTGTGACTGCTCAGGTCTTTGATGTGAAATACTTCGTCGGGACGGAAACGTACCTCTGAGTTGTAAGTATAGCCCTTTACATAAGTTTTAGGGTCTGTTTCAATCTGTACGTTACTGGCGGGTAGGTGGTACATGTGAGCACCATCCCAGTAGATAAATATGTTGCCTTCCAACAAGAAGTCTGTGAACATATTTATGCGAAATTCTTGTGCGCTCTGATAGGGGTTTGGCGTGAAGTTCAACAGCTTGACTAAGCTCTTTTGTCGAAGGCCACCTACTACTGAGTCGGCTTTACTTTCTTTTACGTCGTAGTCTAAACTACTGCACGCGCTCACAATCATATTGACGCCGCGGTTAACACTTTCCAACCTGTTAAACGCCTGTAGGTAGCTGATTGTGGCGTTGGTGTCGACTGAGGTGCCTTCGTCACGGCTAATAATGCCCTGAGCTGGGTTCAGTTTGGTACTCAACCAGCCCCTAAAATCTTTGATGATGTTCATGGTGTTCCTCAATAAAATTCACTAAAGAGTCCAGTTACCACAGGCTTTTGTTCCCGCGGTAATAACATCTTAGCTTTTTGAGTTTCAATCCAGGAACCCTGCTTGACAGCAGTGGAGAGTGGCGGTGCTTTACCGTACACTCCGTGAAGGGCAACATGGTGAGGGTTACACAGTGTGTACACATCATCATATATTTCCTTGTGGTGGTGCTCGATAAACTCGTCACGGTTGGCCAACACTGCCTCGTCTGACGAAAAATCACGGCCGGTCTTTTCAATCCAACGCTCTAACAACAGTGTTACTGAATGGGTGTGATGTAATTCCAAGTCCTCTTCACTGTTACAGATATAACAATGGTGTTTTTTATCATAGGCACTTTTTGCGCGATCACGTATCCATTTCACAGGAATACGTTTGTTTGTGTTTTTGGCCATGCTTGGTTAAAAAAGTTGGTATTACAATTCTAAATTACCGATATTATAGCACGTAGGCAAAGACCTGTCAAAACCTTTTTTGGGGTGGTACAAAATTTCAGTTCCACAATTTGTACCACCAGCTGCTAGATTTGTAGGCTCTGAGTGAGGCCACCTCCAACTCCAAGTCCCTCAACCGGTCTAGTTCCCCTGGAGCCACTACACCGTGACGACGCAGGGTGTTCAACTCACGGCTATTTTCAGCCATGTTTTTGAGTAACGTCCCAGTGCTGTGCTCCAACACGTGGCTGTAACTACGCACCCAGCTGTCGTCTTCTGGTGCGTCAGGATACACTTTATTCAACAGGTTGACTCCACGGCTTATCCAACTACGTTCCAACACGTCGAGATGATCGGGGTGGCACAGTTCCAGTACCTCACAGCGCGGAATTCCCCATACTTTGTAGTGAGCTTGCAACTCGGATGTATGATTGCCACGACGCAGCGAGTTCAAGTGTTGTTTGTATCGGGAGTTAATATCTACGCTCTTGCCAATGTAGGTGTAGCCGCTGTCGAACTTTAAGACATAGATTCCGCTTTTCATATTGTGTATGTGTACACTGCGTACCGCAGTGCATCTGCTATGTGACTAACTTTGTTGTGAACCGGCTTTTCTCGGGTAAGTGTCTCGCGATTGTCCCACTGATACTGATCAAACATTTCCAATGTGTGCACACAGTGTGGGGCCACTTTGATACGTCCCTGCTCTACCAGGGTCTGTACATATGCAATACCTTCCAACACCTGCTTTTTAGCTTTGATGGTGGAGATATCATAACCGTACGCCAGATCACTTGCAAACTGTGCTGCGGCTGAGTCAATAAAAATGCCCGACTCTATTCCCCAGCGGTCTATAAACTTTTGAAATGCCTCAGCATGGGTGGCAGTAGTGGCTTCGGCTTTCAAGTACTCGTCTACTACATGGAAGCTGTCGTCCACCGGATTATAGGCCAATACTAAGAACGCTGTAGGGTCCCGGTATCCCGGGTCTATGCCTGCGAGATACTCCACCCCATCAACGTGATTGAACTCTACCACCATGTCACTAGTAAATGAGTAGATCTGACCCTCGAAAGTGTTGAAGCTCGCCATGTATTCCTGCTCAAACTCGGCTTTCGACATACTAGCTCGGGCCTCTGAAACGTCGCTCTCCAGCATGCGGTCATTTTCGGTGTAGTCGGCTTGCAGACTAATCCACTGCGGGTAGAGTTCACTGTACCCACGTTCGTAGAACTTGGCAAACCAGTTGTGTTTGCCGCGTGGTGTGCTTATAAAGATGGCCTTTGATCCCGGACGGTCTAACGTCGGTCGCAAACTCACATTGAAGGCCTCTTCGCCTCCATCACCTAGAGCAGCTTCATCAAATATGATTAGATTGTAACTACGACCAACACTTGAATCCACAGTGGTAATACTCCCCATACGGATGGTACTACCATTACTTAATTCAATCACCTTGTCTTTGTGGTTGTCTTTGACAACTTCCAAATCAAACTGCTTGATAAAGCCACGCTGCAGTTCGAAACTAATGGTGCTCAGGTTGTAGTTGGGGCTCATGATGAGGACATTGCAGCCTGGTATCAACACCACCAGTTGGCCGATCACGTTGGCAATGAACGTCTTGCCCAGCCGTCGGCTCAGTGCAGCAACTATGAACCTGTAGTCGGGTGAGTTCACAGCATTGATTAAAGCAATCTGTGGACGGTTCAAGTTGTCGAATATGGGCACACCACCCACAGTGGCCAACTTCAAGTAGTTGACAATGGGCAGCTTGATAAACCGACTATCGCCTGGGTAGTCGGTGATGTTGTAACAATCTATGTCATCTCGAGAAATCTTAAGCATTGGGCTTCAACAACCTTTCTAACAACGACCCATAGTTGGAGCCAGCACCGCCATCATTGATCTGCACGTTGACCTGCGACTTGATGTTGCTGGCACGAACTTTTTCCAAGGCAATCTCACGGTCCAACTGTTCGATGGTCATTTTGTGGCTCAAGGCGAGTAGATCTGCAATGTCTTTTGAGGACCCCACTCCTGCCTCGTCCAATTCTTGAAACTTTTTTGAGATCAACATGTCCATTGCTTTGCGCATTTTGAAGCGGTTGTTGAAGCCCACGTCCTTAAACACCTGATCAATGTAGGTCTTCACCTCACGGCGGGCTAGTTGGCTAGCTACCAGCTCGGTACTGACCCCCAATTCCTCACTTACCTTGGAGAGACTCTGAGTCTGTAGGTAACAGTTGGCGATGGCCAACCCCTCGGGGTCGATGGTGAGGGTTTCGGCTGGGTGGGTTTGAGCTGGTAGCATGGACTTCCTTAGTTGATGTTGATTTTGCGGCTTGATTTAACCGGCTGACTTTCCAAGTAGATTGTCAGGAGCCCGTCTTGTAGGTGGACACTTGACAAACATATGTCCGGTTCTAGGGTCCAAGTGCGAGTCCAGGACCTGTGGGCCAGTCCACGGTGTAAGTATTCGCGGGTGTCTACATCACTCTTGGTACCGGTCACTTTTAGGGTATTGCCGGTGGTGAGCTCGACCTCAAGTTCGTCACGGGCCCACCCACTCACAGCAATCTCTAACACGTATCCCTCCTTGGTACCCTTGTAGAGGTTGTAGGGAGGGTAGGTGGTACTGTGACGGTTGATCAAGTTTTCGAACCCAATCAGGGTTTGTTGGAAAGGGTCTGGGAATTGGAGTTTTGTCATTGTTGATCCTTATAGATAGCGATCTGTGAAAATTGTTTTGTGGTAGCGTTGGCGGAAGTTGTAGACTTCCTCTGAGTAGTGGACCAGTGCGTCCCACATTGATTTCAATAATTTCATGTGTTTTCCTTTGATGGTGATCCCAAATTTGGCGATCGGGTCCATTATAACACGTGGGGGTAGTTTGATCAAGTGAAAATTTGGTCTGCGTACAAGTGGTCTGTGGAAAATTTCCAAAATAGGCCGTGTTGGTGGGCGCAGCGGGGGTCGAAAATAACAGGTCTAACAACCGCCCCTAGTCTATAGGGGTTTACCCCTATAGACAATGTGTGCGTACATGCTAGCGAGTACCCTACTGTTTTTGTCAACAATAATTCTAGTGTTGACCGTTTCGGTGAAAACAAATTAAAATCACTACATCGCAAGGCAAACAGGAAAAATCAAAATGACCATCAAGCAACTCGAAGCAATCAAGGCTAACATGGCGCGCACTGGTGTTACCCACTATGATGCTCAACCTGCTAATGGTTGCATCATGGTGACATACGGCAGGGTTTGCATGTATTTCATCTTCAACGGTGATACAATCGTTGACGTTATCGTAGACTGAAAGGAATCAAGATGACCACTCGTGAACACATGGACGACCTGGCTCAACGATACGCTCGTGCCTTGGTGCGGTATCACATGACCAGCGACCGTGACGATTACAAAATCATGTTTGAACTGCACGAGATGCTGAACATGGTTTGTCATGAGTATGCTCAGGAACAACTGGAGGAACTGTGATGACTGATTTTTACGCTGCGGTAATTACCGCGTCCAGACTGGTAGCAGCCTGCCGTATGACCGTCCGTGATGCCTGCCGAACAGCAGCCCACCAGCACGGCGTGGACTACCACAAACTGTACCGGGCCTTGACGGACTGAAGCAAAGACCCCACAGATTGTGGGGCTTTGGTGCGCCGAAATTATATCACGTCATTTCGGGCCCTGTCAATACCCCACCTGGTCACAGGGGCATTATTTTGGGCTTGTGTTGGGTTGGTGTTTTGGCTTAAAATAACTCTATCGCAAGGCAAACAGGAGAACCAAAATGTACTACCCGGAAGGCATGACGAAAGAGGATATCGAAGCATTCGAACTGGACATGGTTGCAGCTGAATTGATCTGGAACGAACTGCCTGTGAACTGGGAACTGCAAGAAATTGCAGAAGGGGAATGACATGGAAATCGTTGCATTGTTTGCGTTTTTGGTGGTGCCCACAGTCATCGTGGGGTTAATCATGATCTTGATGGGAGAATGGTAATGGATTATCCTGACTATGACACTGAGGAATTGGCCGCCTACTTCTCGGACTACCACAAGGACGTCCATGGCGTGCGTCCTCGTTGGGTTGACCACACAGACCGTGTGGCGATCATTGAAGGGCTGGAAAGTCTGGACCGTTACATGGATTCCATGAAGAGCACTCCCGAGGGTCGTGCCCAACTGAGGGCTGCTGGTTGGTGGGTGGAACAGGACTGAACAAAGACCCTACACTGGACCAGGTTAACTGGTCCGTGGTAACATGCGTTATCGCATCAAGAAAGGAACTGTATGAAGGTATTTATATTTGCTCACCCGGTGCCATTTCCACAATCGGAGTATGGTGGCATGTGGGTTGTGCGTGCCGAAGGTCACTATCAAGCCGGAGTTTTGGCGTGGGAATACTTTGATGATCCGGATGTGCGGGTGGAGGCTTTCCAGCAAGCTGCACTTGAGGGTCAATCGTTGGAACTGGTGAACCACGGTGAGCCCATGGTTCTGGATTGTTTTCTGACTTGAACAAATAACCCCACAGATCGTGGGGTTATTTGCGCCAAAATTATAACACATAATTTTGGGCCGGGTCAAGGGGCCCGGCTAATAGTTGACTGTAATGCTCGGATATGTGTGGCCTGGCTGAAACCGTGTTATTATGTGTTCACTGCAATAGGAGATAGAGATGAAGCCAGTCGTTCACTACATCGAAGTAACCGAGCCCAAAGGTCGCATGTTTTTTGAGGTTGTCAAGACTGAAACCACACTGTGGCCTCTTGGTGAGCAATTCAGCGATGACGACATGAGTATGGGCAGCCGTCAGGTTCAATTTGTTTTTCAAGGTCAATAAACCCACCGCTTGACAGGGATTTGTGTCAGGCACTAAAATGTGTTTTCACTTTAGGAGATTGTGATGGCTGAAAAGACTGTGAACTATACCCCCGAACAAACTGCCTCCATGCTGGCGGATTACGCTGGTGGGGTTACCGTGGAGATTATCGCTCAAGGGCTGGGCAAGACTGTTCGTTCGGTTGTGGCCAAACTCTCACGTGAGGGTGTTTACAAGCGTAAGGAATACACCACCAAGACGGGTGAGGCCCCCGTGGCCAAGGAATACTTGGCCGATCAAGTCGGGGCTTTGGCTGGGTTGAGTGAGGGCGAGATTGACTCACTCACCAAGGCAAACAAGACTGCACTGGCCAAGATTCTGGCCAAGCTGAGTGGTTGACAATAGGGGGAAACCCCTAGCCACCAGGCCTGTTGCGGTTTCGCAACAGGTTGGCGCCAAAATTTTATCATAAAATTTTGGGGGCTGTCAAGCATCCTGGGCAAAGGTTGACCTGGCTGTAGGGCTATTTGTGGTGTAAGGTTCGTGTAAGGTTGAGGGGCTACACTGTATTTATTGGATCAAGGAGTTCATCATGAACGGCAAAATCAAGTTTCATAAAGCCACTGGCCCTGCGTTTAAGACTGGCGAAGTGTGGTATGCTGCCAATGGTCAAAGGGTTAGAATTGTTGACGTTGCCCGATACCTTGGTGTACTGTCCAATCACGCATCGGATTACAGCGTGATGTTCATGGACATAACGGATGCCAAAGTGTATGAAAAAGATGCGTGGAATTTTCAAGTTCGCTATACCCATGAAGCAGACTTGAGCCTTTAACCCCAAGCTTGACAGGGTTTTGTGTTTTGTTGTAAAATGTGTTTTTCAACTGGAGATATCAACATGGAAGCACCTCAAATTGTCATGATCGTACTGCTGGTCATCAGCGGGACCGTGACCCTGCTAAACCACAACAAGCCCCGGCCGGACTGGAATTTTTGGCATTGGACCATTAGTGCAACCATCTGGACCACGGTTTTGTGGTGGGGTAATTTTTTCGGTTAACCCCTAGCCACAACACAAAGACCTTGGTGTCACCAGGGTTATAGGCGCCAAAATTATAACATATAATTTTGGGGGCTGTCAACAACTTTTCTATACCCGACCTGGCACAGGGGTTGTAAGGTTGGTGTAAGGTAGCCTGGCGAGAATGACCGCATGGACAAACAAGCATTGCAGGATCTGGCCCAATACCATGTTCGGGCGTGGTGGGTGAAACTGTTGAGGGAATACCCTACAATCCAAAGGGTTACTCCAATCGTCACTCTCAACAATCGGCTGAAGACCACCGCAGGCCGGGCCTTTATTGAAGACGTTCCCCAGCGTATTGACCTGTCAACGGACCTGTTCTCACAATACACAGACCAGATGATCCACGACACCATCCCGCATGAGTTGGCACATTTGGTGGCTTATACCATACATGGCGATCCGGGACACGGCAAGGGCTGGTATAGTGTACTGGCCAAGATGGGTATTCAAACCACCCGGCTTCATAACATGGTAAACTCCAACTATCGTGGAAAGAGGGGTTGAAATGATTGGATGGATCGGCACGGTGGCTAGTGTGATTGGCAGTTTTGTGGTGGCCTTTCAGATTTTTGTGGTCGGTTATGCCCTATTCCTGATTGGCAGCG